TTACATTAGGCGATATCGAATTAAAAGATTCTGGTAATGGTAGTTTACAAGTTTTTACATACCCAGACGGAGAACTTGTAGGCGAACTAGGTGGATTAACAGAAGCTGAAAGTGCATTAATTGACGCAAACTTATTAATCACAGGTGACACACTTCAAACAACACAATCAAACAGTGATCTTTTTATTAAAACTGCTGGTACAGGTAAAGTTATTATTGAAGCTGACTTAGCACTTGGATCAGTTACTATAGATGATGATATTCTAATTGATGGTAATATTATTCAAACTACAGCAAGTAATAGTGACTTAACATTATCAGCAGCTGGCACAGGACAAATACAAGTACAAGGTAACTTTAGGGTCAATGCAGGTGTATCTGTTGATACTATTTTAGACGAAGATGATCTTGTAAGCGATAGTGCAACGGCATTGGCTACACAGCAAAGTGTAAAAGCATATGTAGATACAAACATAGGCAACACTGTTTCATCTTTGATAGGTGATCAAATTGTTGTTGGAACACCATCAGACGGAACATATACTGATGGAGCGTATGTTGGATTAGATCCTGCAGAAGATATAGCCGAAGCCTTTGATCAACTTAACGAAACAATGCGTAATGTTGCTAACAACACTTTTGTAAGAAGCGTTTCATTTACTGGATCACCGTTAGCAGGCGGTGAAGGGTTAACAGTTACATTAAACTTAACAGTGGACGGTAATTCAAATAGATACGATATTACATGGGGTGATGGTGATGTAACAACAAACACTACTGATAGTACACCTAGTCACACGTATACAAGTAATGCAGGGTCACCATATACTGTAATTGTACGTGCGTATAATAATAATGGTACTGGTTATGGTAGCGAAGCTAGTGCTACTCAGGAAGATTATGTAATAATTTATACAGCAGATCCTGTTATGGCATTTGGCCTTTACAGAGCATCATCAGGTGGCAGTGCTATTACCGGTAATGACAAATACGTTATCGAAGGTGATAGCTTATACTTACAAAACATAACAACAAACACAACAATGGCTGCTGTTACCTATTCAATGAACTGGGGTGACGGTTCGTCACTAGACAGCATTGCTAGTGATAGCGATCCAGGCGGAGTATCAGGAAGCAGATTGCAACATACTTGGGGCGCTGCTACAAACACAGGTACTGGTAATGATACCTTAACACTTACCTTGCTAACACATACAACTGCTACACCTGGTATATTCCCTTTGTCGACAACTACTAGCTTAAAAGTTTATGATCCAAATATTGCTGCTCCGCAAGGACTAAGCACAAAAACTATTAGTATCACAGGCACACAAGGTACAAGTCCTAAACTTGCAGCTAGTGCAACTGACAACACAAGCGGTACATCTGGATTAAATGCAGGTGACAATGTATCTAGAATAGAAAGTGCAGCTGGTAATATTCAGACTAGTGCTACAAGTACATTTGCATATAATGCAGCAGCAGGAACATTAAGTGCTATAGTCAACGGTACAGCTGACGGAGCAATAGGATTAAGTGCAGCTGATAACACAGGTACAACAGACAGTGTAACAATTACAGATGAACAAGACTATAACTTGCTAAATGCAGGTGGTAGTTCTACAAGTTTTTCTTCTAGTATATATCATCCAGGATTATACAGCGGGTTTAAAGCTCGTGTAAGTAAAACTAATACATCTACTCCAAAAGGCATTAACAGTTTTCAACTTAGCCATGATGCTACAGGTGATACAAACACGGTAGTGTTTGTTAAAGACGATATCACTACTAATCCTACTGCAACAGGCGGCGCACTAACACAAAATGTATCCGGAACACTTCGTTATGTTAGCGGAGTACCTCATTACAACACAGGTGCAAGTTTAACACTTAGTGGAACAACAGCAACTAACTTAGTTGGTCAAACATATGCAAACATATCTGATGTTGTAGAAGTTACAAGCGGAACAGACACTGAAGGAAGTGGTAGCGGTATTGTAGAGCAAAACTTTGATTATAGCGATGTAGATGGAACAACTTCAATGTTAACAGGGGGCATACCTAATGCAGATACAGGTGTAGGCGGAGCATATTCCTTTGGAGATTTAGTTGTTAATATTAATGCAAGCAATACAAGAGTTTCAGAGCAACTAAGATATAGAGTCCGTAATGTTAATGGATATAGTTCATATGTTAGCTTACCAGAAGTAATTCAAGTCCATAGTGCATCGCAATCAGGAATAGATGAAACTGCAATTGACGTAAGTGCAAGTTTAGGTACAGGCTTTAGTGACGATGCTGTAAGAATATTTGACTTTAACGCAGATACAACAAACACTCCTGCATACAATAGTTCAACAAACTTTTATACAAATAGCGTATATACTGAATCAGCAGATCCTGGCGTAGCTGGAACACAAGAAGCAACAATAAGGTACGGTGTGCTAGAACATAACACTGATGATTTTAGTGTCTTATTACCAGCAGGACCAGACAGAAGTAGCGACACAGGTACACAATATTTTACAATGGCATTTAGACGTCAAGTTGTTGCAAACTTTGATATTAATATTACAAGTTCAACAGGCGTAACAGGTGTTTTCATTGCTGCTCCTGGATCAGGAATTGATGGTAGCAGTACAATCAACGGTTGGTTAGAGTGTGCAGGAGTTTATAATGGTGTAGGACTTCCAGGTGCATCAGGATCACCTACAAACACAAATGGGTGTGCAGTAAACCCAGGTGAAAGAATAATTCCAGGGCAATCACTAAGTGGGTCGTTTTCAATGACACTAGGTACAGCAAACATGACAGATGCAACAGGTAATGTTGTGTTAATAAGAATAGCATTAGCAGCAGGCGAAAGTGTTACAGCACTTTCAATTTCGTAAGGTAAAGTAAATGGCAATAAGTGACATACAAAAAATTGACTGGCTTTGGAAAAAAGTAGGTTACGGTGTAGCGAAAACTGACGTCAATAGTATTAAGACTGCGGTAAACGAAAGCATTGGAAGTGGATTACTTTTACGTGCAGATCAACTTTGGGGAGATAGTGCTGATATACCTGACACAAAGCCCTTAGTAGCCGCTGCTCCTGTAGCACTATATACAGCAGAATGTACTGCTGATGCAACTGCAACTCCAAACAGAACTTGGAAAACAGGATACGAAAACTGGATACCTCCACAGTTTGGTGCTACATATCAAGTAAACGTATACATTGATAGTGCAGGCGCAGCTAATCCAGCTACAACTGGAACAAAGATATTTGCTGCTGGTTCAGGTAGCAACGATGAATGGTTCTTTGATTATCAAGCAGGTATTATAAATTTCATTGGTACTAATTTACCTTCAGGCATTAGCGGAAAAGTTATATATGTTGAAGGTGCTGTATATGAAGGTGCATTTGGTCCTGCAGGTTCAAACGGGTCTCAATTTGGACAAGTTATTGTTGGTGCTGGACCAGGTGGAACAGAAATTATTACACCACCATACGAAGATTTAACAATTGGTGCAGGTACCGGTGGTAACACTTCAGTTGGCGGCAACGATGATATTGTTATAGACGGCCAAGGTAACACAGCAATTGGACAAGGCGGCGGCACAACTACTATCGGCGAAAACGTTGAAGTTGATCCAAACGGTAATTTAAAACTTTCATCTATTGCAATAAACGGTAATAGAATAGAGACATATGATTCAAACGCTAACCTAGAGTTACTTGCAGCAGGCACAGGCATAATTGATATGCTCAGTGATGTAGTTGCTCCTAGCTTAACTGTAAGTGATTTGACAGCAGGGCGTGTTGTGCTTGCTGGCACTGACGGAGAATTAGAAGACAGTGCAAATCTAACATTTGACGGGGCTACATTAACACTTACTGGTGATGCAAATATTACAGGTGATCTAACTTTAGGTGGTAACATAACTATTGGTGATGCTGACACTGACTCTATTACAGTAGCAGCAGACTTTGAATCGCACTTAATACCAAACGACGATGATACATATGATTTAGGTACAGACGAAAAACGCTGGCGTTCATTATATGTAAGCGGTAGTACAATCTACTTAGGTGGATTACAAATGGAAGATAACGGCGAAGGCGGCCTTGTAATTGTAGGACCTGATGGCTCACGCACAAACTTTGAAGCAAGTGTAATTGACGCACATAGCATTGTAGTTGATGAGATTAGTATTGACGGAAACGTAATTCAAACACTTAACACTAACGCAGATTTGGAACTAGATGCTGCTGGTACAGGTAGAATACTTGCTAAAGGTATTGATGTTAACATGCCAGAAGGTAATGTACATTACGTTACTGCAAATGGTGATGATAATAATAGCGGATCACTTCCTAATGATGCTTTTGCAAGTATTTCATTTGCATTAACACAAGCAAGCGCAGGGGATATAATTGAAATAAGTGCTGGTACATTTGAAGAAACATTTCCATTAGATGTACCTGCAAATGTTACAGTACGAGGTGCAGGGTTACGTGCAACACAGATTAAACCTACAGTAGCAACAAGAGACTTAGATGGATTTAGAGTTGACGGCGGCGTTGTAATTGAGTCAATGACTATCCGTGAAATGGAATACAATACTACCAACGATACAGGTTATGCTATACGTTACAAGCCAACAGCAAGTGTTACAATACGTTCGGCGTATATCAAAGACATCACTGTTGCAAACTTTGGCTCTAGTGTAAGATTAGGTACAAATGCAGCAGATGATCCATACGGATTTTTAGCAGGTGATTCAGGTCGAGGGGCACTAGTAGACGGTGCAAGTATTGCTGCTGGATCTATTGAACCAGCAATGTTGTTTGATAGTGTTACATTTATTGTTCCTAACAGTAGTGGACTTATTATTACTAACGGTGCTAGAGTAGAATGGCTTAACTGTTTTACATACTTTGCTAATGAAGGCATCAAAGGTGTAACAGGTGCAACAGGTAGAGGTGGTGTAGGTAAAACACGTATCACTCTAGGCGGTGTTACTGGAACAATCGCAGCAGGAGACGTTGCAACATTTACATCTACAGATGGATCTACAGTAGCTACTCTAACAGTTGACGCAGTAGAGGGCGGAACTACAATTGTACAAAACGGAAAGTATGATGATTTAGAAGGATTTGACTTTACACCAGAATCAATTACTTTTGACGGCGGCGCAAGTGCAACATCTATTTTAAGATATGACCGTAAAGAGTTTGGTGCAGAAATGCGTTCAATTGCATCTGCAAACGTGTACGGTAACTACGGACTAGTAGCAGATGGAGCTGACACAAGTTTAAGAATGGTGTCACACAACTTTGGCTATATTGGTGTAGGTAAAAGACTAGACAACGACGATAGTGCAGTAATACAAGCAAATGAAATTACAGAACTAAACGGTGGCCGTGTTTATTATTCAAGTGTTGACCAAAGAGGCGATTTTAGAATCGGTGATCACTTTACTGTCGATCAACAAACAGGTAATACAACATTCCAAGGCGGAACATTTGATGTCACAACATTAACTGGTATCAACTTTATAAATGGTGTAAACACAACTATAGTAGATCCTTTCAAAGTACAAACAGGAAATGTACGTTTATCGGGTAACACAATTTCTACTGTCACTGGAGGATTAAATATTACACCTGCAGGATCAGCAGATGTAACAGTTACAGCAAATACAAATGTTACAGGTAACACAAACGTTGGTGGTGAATTAACTGTAACAGGAGATACAACACTTTCAGGAAACTTAGATGTAACAGGAAATGTTAACATTGGTGGTAACATTACTATTGGTGATGCAGATACTGATGCAATTACAGTAGCAGCAGATTTTGAATCTAACCTAATACCAGACGAAGCAGACAAGTATGATTTAGGTAGTACAGCAAAACCTTGGCACAAGCTATATGCATCATTAGTTGATGTAGGTCAACTAAATGTTGAAGATATACAAATTAATGGTAACCGTATCGAAACTGTGAATACAAACAGTCCTCTAGAATTAGATGCAGCTGGTACAGGCACAATTGAATTACAAACAGATACAAACATAACCGGAGATGCAACAGTCAGCGGAACACTAGATGTAACTGGAGTAGCGTCCTTAAATGACGCACTAGACGTTGCAGGACTTGCATCATTAGATGGCGGTATTGATGTTGATGGTGCATTTACTGTTGCTGATACTACAGGAAATGTAAACACAACTGGCACACTTGATGTAACAGGTGATACTACTCTACAGGTATTAGACGCACAAGAAACTACTCTAAGTAGTGCAACAATATCAGATCTAACAGCTGGTCGTGTTGTACTAGCAGGTACTTCGGGTGCAATTGAAGATAGTGGCAACTTAACATTTGATGGAACAACATTAGATATTACAGGTAACATAGATGTAAGCGGTGATGTTACTATCGGCGGTAATATACAAATCGGTGATGCAGATACAGACGCAATTACAGTAGCAGCAGATTTTGAATCACATTTAATACCAAATGCTGACGAAACTTATGACTTAGGTAGTGCAACTAAAAAATGGCGTAACTTATATGTTGCAGGACAAACTATTCATCTAGGCGGTATTCAACTTAAAGAAGAAAATGGCGGATTTAAGGTTGTTGATGCAGATGGTAACGAAATGGATATTACTGGCGGTACAATTTTTGCTGATAGGTTAATTGGCGAAGATTTAACTATTGACGGTAACAAGATACAAACTACTCTTACTAATAGCCCTGTTGAAATAGTTGCAGCAGGAACTGGTACAGTAGAACTATTATCAGATACAAATATTACAGGTGCAGCGGCAGTATCAACTACATTAGATGTAACCGGTGCAACTACACTTAATGACACATTAGATGTAACTGGTGATGCAACATTGCAAGTATTAGATGCACAAGAGACAACACTTAGTAGTGCAACAATATCCGATCTAACTGCAAACAGAATAGTTCTTGCTGGTACATCAGGTGCAATTGAAGATAGTGCTGCACTAACATTTGACGGCACTGATATGATTATCGGTACTACAAGTTCATTACAAATTCCTGTAGGTACAACAGCAGAACGACCTACTCCTGTAACTGGACAGATGCGTTTTAACTCAACTGACACAGCGTTTGAAGGATATGACGGTACTGCGTGGGCATCATTAGGCGGAGTAAAAGATGTTGATCAAGATACAAAGATTATTGCTGAGTCATCACCTGGTACAGATAATGATGAATTAGATTTTTATACTGCTGGTTCAGTACGTATGCAAATTGGCGCTACTGGCGATTTAGGATTTGGACCAAACTTAACTGAATTTACAATTGCTCAAGCAACTGGTAATACTGCTATAGGTGGTACACTAGATGTTACAGGAACATCTACTTTAGCTGATACAGGTGTTACTGGCACTTTAACTGTAACTGGTAATGCGTCTATTGATAACATTGATATAGACGGAAGTACAATTGGAGCAAGCACTGATATTACAATCGATCCTAATCCAACTGGTGCAGGCGGAACATTAAATGTTGCAGGACTTTTAGATGTTACTGGTAATACAACATTACAAAGTGATTTAGGTGTTACTGGAGAAACAACACTTGCAAGTGCAATAGTAAGCGACTTGACTGACAATAGAATTGTAATTTCAGGCACAAGTGGTGCAATAGAAGATGATGCAAACTTAACATTTGATGGTACTGAATTTAGCATCGGCACTGGCAACTTTACAGTTCAACAAGCAACAGGTGATACTCTTGTAGCAGGTGATTTGCACGTAGACGGAACAACAACACTAGCTGGACTAAACTTAGAAAGTTTAACAGATGGCCGTGTGTTGTTAATGGGCGCAACTGAAATTGAAGATAGTGCTAACTTAACTTTTGATGGTACAACATTAACAACAACTGCATTAGCCTTAGATAATATTACAATTGATGGTAATACGATTGCAACAACATCAGGTACACTTACTATTGATCCTACTCCAGCAGGTAGTGCAGGTACAGTAACTATACAAGGTGACTTGCAAGTTATGGGTACAACAACTACAATTAACAGCACTGTAACAACATTAGACGATCCTATACTTACACTAGGCGGAGACGTTGCTCCTACTACTGACGATACTAAGGACAAAGGTATAGAATTCCGTTGGCATACAGGCGTAGATGCAAAAGTTGGATTCTTTGGATTTGATAGAACTGATGAAAAATTTGCATTTATTGCAGACGCTACAAACAACACAGAAGTATTTGCAGGAACATTAGGTAATGCAAAGTTTGGTAACATTGATGCTGTAGATATCAACGCAACAGGAAATGTTACAATAGGCGGTAACATTACAATTGGTGATGCAGACACAGACGGTATCACTATTGCTGGTGAATTTGATTCACATCTAATACCTAATGATACACTTACATTTGATTTAGGAAGTGAAGACAAAAGATGGCGTGACTTATATCTAGGCGGTAATTCAATTTACTTAGGTGATGTAACAATGAGTCAACATGTTGGCGGTATGATGGTACATATGCCAGGTAGTGATACTATGATGGATTTGTATGCTGCACAGATTAATGCAGGCACACTTCTGTTAGACAATATTAGGGTTGACGGAAACTTAATTACAACAACTGAATCAGATAGTAATTTAGAACTTTCGCCCAACGGATCAGGTACTATTGATTTACTTGCTGATACTAATATAACAGGCGCATTAACTACAGGTGACATTGATGCAGCAGCTATAACAGCAGCAACACTAGAAACAACTCAAACAGTTACAGTTGGATCAAATATCAATGTAGATGGAGATATTATTACTCCGTCAATTACAATTACTGATAACACAATCGCAACTAACACTACAAATGCAGCATTAGAATTAAAAGCAGCAGGAACAGGTGCAGTTGAAGTTATTGGTAAATTTAACATTGAAAATACTACAGAAGTTGATGCAATTTTAGATGAAGATGATTTAGTAAGCGATAGTGCAACAGCTATACCTACACAGCAAAGTGTGAAAGCATATGTTGACGATCAAGTAACGGGTGTATCGTCAAGTCAAATAGGAAATCAAATTACGTTAGGTGCACCAGCTGACGGTGGTTATCAAGACGGTGCCTATAAAGAACTTAGTGGAACAAGTAACGTGGCAGAAGCAATTGATCAATTAAACGAGACTATGTTAAATGTAGCAAATGATACTTTTGTAAGAAGTGTTGCATTTACTGGAACACCATTAGCAGGCGGTGAAGGTACAAGTGTTACACTAACTATTGTTAAAGAAGGCAATCCAAACAAATATGATATTGATTGGGGCGATGGTACAACTGATACAGTAACAAGTCTTACACCTAGTCATACATATACAAGCAATGTAAATAGTCCTTTTACAGTAGAAGTTAGAGCTTACAACGATAACGGCACAGGATACGGTAGTGAATTTACTGCTGAAGAAGTTGATTACGTAATAATTTACACAGCAGATCCTGTAATGGCATTTAGATTATATAGAGCTTCATCAGGCGGAACTGCACTTACAGGTAATGATTTATATGTAGACGAAGGTGATAGTCTGTATATGGAAAACATTACCACAAATACACAAATGGCAGATGTTACATACTCTATGGATTGGGGCGATGGCACGTCGGCAGATAGTATTGCAAGTGATAGTGCTTCAGGTGGCGTATTAGGTACAAGATTAGCACACACTTGGGGAGCAGGAACAGCAACCGGCAACGGGCGTGACACATTAACTCTTTCATTACTAACACATACATCAGCAACACCTAGTTTATTTCCAATGAGTACTACGGAAGATATAAAAGTGTATAATCCAAACATTGCTGCTCCAGACGGATTAGGTACTAAGACGATACTTGTACAAGAAGCAGTATCAAGTAATCCTAGACTAGCACATGGATTTACAGATAACACAAGTAGCACTACATTGACAGCAGGTTCAACAGTTAAAAGAACAAGTTCAGCAGTTAGTGTGTTTACACAAACACAGTCTACATTTGCTTATAATGCATCAGCAGGAGAATTAATCGCAAAAGTTGATGGAATTAATGTTAACAATATTCAACTAGATGCTACTGATAATACAGGAGTTGTAGGTTCATTAGAAATACAAGAAGAATCAGATTACAATTTGCTTGATACAGACGGCAGTGATTTATCATTTAGTAGCACAATTTATACTCCAAACTTATACAAAGGGTTTAAAGCTAAAATTGCACATGATAGTTCTTCTAACTTTGACCCTGGAATACATACATTCCAAATTACTCATAGTACAGAAGGTAATACAAACATAGAAGAATTTGTACATGACCCAATTGGAGATCCAACTATTACAGCTGGTACTGTAGTCGAAGGTGCAGCAGGAACTAAGAGATACATTAGTGGTATTCCTTATTACAATGGTAGTAACACAATTATATTACAAAACTGGCAAGTAGAAGATTTTTGTGGACAAGTATTTAACGATCATTCAACTGGACTTAATGCACCAGTGTTTATTGAAACTGGTAGCGACTACGAAGGAACATCTGGTTCTATAGGTACTAACCAAAATTACAGTCATTCACAGATGAGTAATCCTAGCAGTCCTATGTTAAACGGAAGTAATGTTATAGCAAACGTAGGAGTAGGCACACCATACACGATGAATAATTTTACAATGTCTGTAGGTAACGTAGCTAATCAGCGCACTGTGTCAAATGCAGAAATGAGAATACTTAATGTAAATGGGTTTAGTGATAGAGTAGATTCCAACGAAAAAATTCAAGTCCATACAGCAGCGCAAAGTGGTATAAGTGAAATAGCAATTCCAGTTTCAAATAGCTTAGGATCAACTTATAGCGACGACGGTAAGCGTAGCGCAGCATTCCTTGCTGCAACAACTGACACCCCGGCATTTAACGGAGCAACAAACTTTTATACCAGTAGTGTTTACTCAGAATCGAGTGACCCTGGAGTTGAAGGGACACAAGAAGCAACTATAAGATTAGGAGTATTAGAAAATAATACAGTAGATTATAGCACAGGATTTTTACCAGCAGGCCCAGATAGAAGTAGCGATAGCGGCACACAATATTTTACAATGGCATTTAGAAGAAGTGCTGTAAGTAAATTTAGAATTAATATTACATCCAGTGGAATAAGCGGATTATGGATAGCAGTACCGGGCACTGATATCGACGCTGCTAGTTCTCTTAATGGATGGTTACGTGCAGATCAAGCATTTGGCGGATCAGGCACACCAGGTGCAGATAGCGGTAATGGCGGTAATGGTAGTAACGGTGTTGCTGATGGACCTGCAAACACCATCGGTAATAATACAAGTTTAAGCGGAAATTATCAAATGACGTTAGGAATAGTAAGCACTACTAGTGCAACAGGTAATGTTGTGTTAGTAAGAATAGCATTAGCAGCAGGACAAAGTGTTAGCAGTTTGTCAATAGTAGAAGGCGTATAATTAAATGGCGATAAGCGATATACAAAAAATTGATTACCTTTGGAAAAAGATAGGTTACGGCGTAAGTAAGTCAGATGTTGAATCTAACAAAGGTGCTACAAACGAAGCTATAGCAAGTCCGTTACTAATAAGAAGTGATAAAATTTGGGGAGATAGTGCTGAAATTCCAAATGTAATACCTGCTACGAGTGCTTCTCCTGTTACTGTTTACATAGGTGCTAATGCTGTTGAGTGTACTGAAGACGGTACAGCAAGTGCAAGACGTACTTGGTTAACTGGAAGCACTGACTGGATACCTACAGAGTTTGGCGCTACCTATAATGTCAAAGTATATGCTGATAGTCCTGGCGCAGCTGATCCAACTAGTACAGGTACACAATTATTTGCTGTTGGTGCAGGTAATAATGACGAATGGTTTTTTGATTATCAAGCTGGAACAGTGCATTTTATAGGTACTAATTTACCTAGTGTACTAACTGCATCAAAAGTTATATACGTTGTGGGAGCTGTTTACTCGGGTGCATTTGGTCCATCTGCATCAGGCGGCACACAGTTCGGTGGTGTTATTATCGGAGGCGGTGATGGAGGAACAGAAATAACAACTCCTCCGGGCGAAGATCTAGATGTAGGTGCAGGCGGAAGTGGTGATACAAATATTGGTGGTGGCGGTGGCTCTACTAATATTGGAGATAATGTAACTATTGATCCAAACGGTAATTTACTTTTAGATCAAATTCAAATCAATGGTAACAGAATAGAAACATTTAACTCAAATGCAAATCTAGAACTTGTTGCAGTTGGTACTGGTATTGTTGATGTATTAAGTGATATGACTGTTACAGGACTTACTGTATCAGATTTAGATAATGAAGGCATTGTAATTGCATCAGCAAATGGAGAATTAACAACATCTTCAGATGTTACATGGAATGGCACTACTTTAGAAGTAGATGGATCAGTTACAGCTGAAAGTTTTATAAGTGATGGTACAGGAACACCGACTTTAGAAAGTGCAACAAACATTGTGTTTGATGCAGGTAATGCTGTCATTGCAGAAATAAGTAGCACAGAAGTTGCTAGATTTGTTTCAACAGGGCTAGAAATAACACAAGGCGGAATAACAACGCCTACATTAACAGTAACCGGAAATACAGAATTAGGCGATTCAAGTTCAGATACTATTACATTAAATGCACAATTTGCATCCGATTTAATACCATCAGGTAGTAACACAAAAAATATAGGTTCTTCAAGTGCATATTGGGCGGAAGGATATATTACTACACTAGAAGGCACTGATGCAACATTTACTACATTTACAGGTGACTTAGTTGGTAACGCAGATACTGCAACAGCATTAGCAACAGCAAGAAATATTACACTACAAGGCGATGTTACTGGTACAGCATCATTTGACGGATCTGCAAATGCAATTTTGACTACAACTATAGAATTAGATTCAATTGTATTAGGAGATGACACAACTGGAAATTATGTTGAAACTATAGCAGATGACGGCAATGGTACATTAGTACTTTCTGGTAGTGGTTTAGAAAGTGCTGCTGTAACTATAGGATTAAACACTACAAGTGTTAGCACTGGTACATATGGTAGTGCTACTGCTATTCCTAGCTTTACTGTAGATAACTATGGTAGATTAACTGCTGCATCAGAAATAAATGTTGCTACTGAATTAAACATCACTGATGGAACAAATAACGATACTATTAGTTTGCTTACTGATACACTTACATTTGAAGGTACCGCACTTGAAACAGAAGTTGTTGTATCAAATAATAAAGTAACTGTAGGACTTCCTAGTACAGTAGAAATTACAACAAATCTTACTGTTGGTAATGATTTGTTTGTAGACGGAAATTTAACAGTAAGCGGTTCAACAACAACAGTTGACACAACTGTTATGACATTAGAAGATCCTGTAATACGTTTAGGGGTTAGTAGCTTATCTGCAAATGATGGTAAAGATAGAGGTAATGAATTCCTTTGGCATAATGGAGCAGCAGCAAAACGAGGATTCTTTGGATTTGATAACGGTACAGGTAAATTTACATTTATACCAGATGCTGTTAACACAAGTGAAGTATTTACAGGTAATGCTGGCGATGCTTTATTTGGAACAGTAACAGCAGATTTAATAGGCGATGTAACAGGTAATGTTACAGGTAACATAACTGGTACAGCTGGATCGTGGGGTACTGCAAGAACAATTACACTAGGTGGAGACTTAGAAGGTAGTGTAGCAATTGACGGTAGTGCAAATGTTACATTAACAGCTACAGTTGGAGAAAATGCAGTTCTTTTAGGTACTGATACAACAGGAAATTATGCTGAAGATATTACAGTCAGTGGTGTTGGATTAAGTGTTGCACAAGTAGCAGGCGAAGCAGTGCAGTATGAAATTGTTTCTAATGCTACAGATGCAAACACTGCAAGTACAATTGTAGCAAGAGATGCAAGTGGAGATTTTACAGCAGGTACTATTACAGCTGACTTAGTTGGTAATGCTGACAGTGCAACTGAAGTTACAATAACTGCTAATCCTACAGCAAACGAAAATGTTTATCTAGTATTTGCAGATAGCTCCGCTACTGGTACAAACGGATTAGAAGTCGATAACGGGTTATCATATAACCCTGCAGGTGGAATAATTACAAGTACATCTTTTGCAGGTAATTTAATAGGTGATGTAAAATCTACTGGTGGACAAACTGTTTTAGATAGCGGTACCGACGGCACAAATGCTTTCTTTAAAGGTGACATTAAAGCTACAGGCGGAACTACTGTTTTAAACAGCGGCACTAATGGAAATGATGCAACATTTGCAGGTGATGTAACTGGTGATTTGACAGGTGATGTAGTAGGTAATGTAGTTGGAGATCTAACAGGAGACACAACAGGTTATCATTTAGGTGATGTACAGGGTAGTGTATTTGGCGACAACAGTACGTTGCTTGTTGATGCAATCAACAACGTAGTAACAGCAGCTTTACAAGGCGACTTAACAGGTGATGTCCTTGCAACAGACGGAACAAGAATATTAGATAATGGCACTGACGGGACAGATGCAGTATATACAGGTAGTGTAGTTGGTGATGTAGAAGGTAATGCTGATACTGCAACTGCATTAGAAACTGCAAGAAACTTTAGTATGACTGGTGACGTTGTTGCAACTGCTGTAAGTTTTGACGGCACTGGAAATGTTATACTTAATGGTGTAATACAAGCTAATAGTGTTGCATTAGGTACCGATACAACTGGTGACTATGTTGAAGCATTAGTTGCAGGTACTGGTGTAACACTTACAAATAACAGTGGTGAAGGTGCTACACCTACTATTACAATTGGACAAGCAGTTGGCACTACAGACGATGTAGAATTTAACGATGTAACTGTAGCAGGTACATTATCAACAGATGATATTACAGCAGCTACAGTCACAGCAAGCGGTGACGTTATTATTAGTGGTGACTTAACAGTAAGTGGTACAACTACAACAGTTAACACAGAAGAAATTAAACTTGCTGATAATTTAATCGAACTAAACAGCAATTTAGGAGCAGGCGTTGCTCCTACACAAGATGCAGGTTTACTTATTAACAGAGGCTCTGTTGTTGACGTACAAATACTTTGGAATGAAACTACAGACAAGTTTGAATTTAAAGATGCAGCAGGAACTCCTGTATATCAAACTGTAAAAGCAGCAACATTTGAAGGTGCAGTTACAGGCGATATTACTGGCGACTTAGTGGGTGATGTTTATGCAAACAACGGCACAAGCAAGATATTAGAAAATGGTACAGATGGTACTGATGCAGTATTTACAGGTGATGTAACTGGTGACTTAACTGGTAATGTAACAGGTGATGTAACAGGTGATGTAACTGGTGATTTAACTGGTAAGGTTACTGCTACCGGAACAGGCGCAGATAAAAGTACATTTGCAGAAGTTGACATTAATGGCGGTACAATTGACGGTGTTGCAATTAACGATTCTGCAATTGGTGCAACTACACCAAGCACTGGTGCATTTACAACTATAGACGCAAGTGGCGATATTACTGGTGATACAGTTGGTGTACATACAGGTGCAGTAGTAGGTAATGTCGTAGGCAATTTAACAGGGGACGTTTACGCAAGTGACAGCACAAGTAAAGTACTTGAAAGCGGAACTGACGGAACAGATGCAGTATTTACAGGAGATGTAACTGGTGATTTAACAGGTAATGCAGATACTGCAACAGCCTTAGAAACAGCAAGGTCGTTTACTTTATCAGGTGATGTAACTTCAGATATTGTAAGTTTTGATGGATCAGGAAATGTTACACTTACAACTACATTTAATCCAGGTAACTTAGAATTAGGAACAGATACCACTGGCGATTATGTAGAATCATTAGTTGCCGGAACAGGCGTAACTATAACTGATAATTCAGGCGAAGGTACTACACCAACAATTGAAATTGGCCAGGCAGTTGGTACAAGTGATAATGTTACATTTAACAACATTACAGCATCTGGTACTTTGAATACTGATGATATTACAGCATCTACTGTTACAGCAAGCGGAAATGTTGTTATCACAGGTAACTTAACAGTAAATGGTAACACCACAACAATTAATAGTACAACACTTGATGTAGACGATATTAACATTACTGTTGCTAAAGGAACAACAGATAGTTCAACAGCAAACGGTGCAGGGTTAACAATTGATTTAGGCTCTAACGGTGATGCTACAATGACCTGGAATCATGTAGGACAGCATCTAGCATTTAACAAGCCACTAAGTTTAGGCGCTAATCAATTATCCGGAGATGTTGTTGGAGATATTTTTGCTTCTAATGGCACAAGCAAGATACTAGAAAACGGCACTGACGGTACTGATGCAGTATTTACAGGTGATGTAACTGGTGACTTAACTGGTGATGTAACAGGTGATGTAAGTGGTAACGCTGCTACAGCATCAAAGTGGCAGACTGCTAGAACAGTTACTTTTGCAACAGGTGATGTAACCGGGTCATTTAGTATTGACGGAAGTTCAGACGTATCAAATGTTGCACTTACTATAGGTGCAAATAGTGTTGCATTAGGTACTGACACAACTGGCGACTATGTTGAAGATATACAAGTAACAGCAAATCACCTTACAATAGCAGATACAGGCGGAGAAGGTAGTACACCTACATTAGGATTACCTAATACAGGAGTTACAGCAGCTACATACGGTTCAAGCGTTGCAGTTCCTGTGATAACAGTAGATGCACAAGGTCGTGTTACAACTGTTACAACACAAGCTCTAACAACAAGTTTTGGTATTACTGATGGATCTGCAACTGATACAGTAGCAGGCGGTGAAACATTAACATTTACAGGAGGTACAGGACTTGCAAGTTCTGTTTCAAATAACGAAGTTACATTTAATCTAGATGCACTAGGTGTTGATCCAAGCGGAACTTATGGAAGTGCAACTTCAATACCTGTATTGACTGTAGATATTTACGGCAGAGTAACAGGTGTATCAACAGCAGCTCTTGTAGAAACATTAGATATTACAGATGGCACAAATTCTACAGTAATTGATTTATTAACTGAAACTTTGACTGTAGAAGGAACTGCTGATGAAATTGCTGTAACAGTTAGCGATAATAAAATTGCTTTTAGCTTACCTGACGATGTAACAATTGGAAATGACTTAACAGTTACTAACGATATAGATATTACTAGAGATGCAACAGTAGGTCGTAACTTAGTAGTCAATGGTAATATCACAGCAGGCGGAACACTAACATACACAGAATTAAGTGGACAAGACATTGATGCAAGCGGTACAATTAGTGCAGCATTTTTTGAAACAGATCAAATACGCATAGATGATAATATTATCGAAACATATAATACAAACACAGATTTAGAACTCCGTGCAGCAGGAACAGGCAGTGTTTTAATACCTAGTAATACACTAGAAGTTACTAACAATACTACTATAGGCGGAACACTGGATGTTACCGGATCAACTACAACAGCTGGTATTGCAGCAAGTGGCACTATTGCTGCTAACGGAACAGGCAATTCGTTAACTATAGCAGATACACTACGAATTGCACAAAGTGGCTCAGGGTTGCGTATGACAAATGTTGGCGCATTTGACAATGACGGAAGTGATAATTTCAGAGTATTTGCAACAAATTCACTATACTTGAGAGCAAACGGCGAAACAGGTGGTGGCATTACAATTGACGGTACAAACCAAAATGTTAGCGTTGACAATGACTTAACTGTAACTGGAGATTTAACTGTACAAGGTACAACAACTACTGTTAACTCAACTGTAACAACAACCGAAGATCCTGTGCTAAGAGTTGGTGTAAGTGGACTAAGTGCAAGCGATGGTAAAGACAGAGGAATTGAATTCCTATGGTGGGATAGCGCAGCAAGAACTGGATTCTTTGGTCTAGACGAAGGAACTGGCCGTTTTAGCTTTATTCCAAATGCAACTAACACTGCAGAAGTATTTACAGGTACCTTAGGCGATGCACAATTTAACAGAGTGTATGCTGCTGTAACTGGAAACATAACAGGACAAGTAAGTGACATTAGTAACTTTGACACTGATGATTTATCAGAAGGTTCAACTAATCAATATTTTACACAAGCTAGATCAAGGACTAGTATTAGTGCTACAGATGCAGGCGGCTTCGGTTCATTTGCATATGATAATTCTACTGGCGCACTTACATATACAGGTCCAAGTGCAGCAGACGTTAGAGGCAACTTTAGTGCTGGCGGTGATTTATCATACACAGAAGCAACAGGCTTGTTTAGTGTAACTACATATAAAACAGCAGATTTTTTAACTGATTTTGGCAATCAAGACACAGATGATTTGTCTGAAGGTTCAACAAATTTATACTTTACTAATCTACGTGCAACAAGTGCAATTAGTTTAACTGATACAGGCGGTATCGGTAGTATGACATATAATAGCGCAACAGGTGTTATTACATACAACGGCGCAACTGATGCAGAAGTAAGAGGTAAAATTAGTGCAGGTGGTGACCTAAGCTACGATAATAGTACAGGTGTTATATCATTTACAGAGCGTACTGATGCAGAAGTTCGTGGCTTAATTAGTGCAGCAGATCCTATTACATATAACAGTTCAACAGGCGAAATTGGTTTTGATAATACAAATGCACAATACATTACTTTAAGTGATTTAAGTGCAGGCACCGGTGTTACTATTGCTAGTGGCGAAATTAGTATTGGACAAGCAGTTGGTACTACTGATAACGTAACGTTTAACAATGTAACAGTTAGTGGACAATTAGCTACTGATGATATTACAGCAGCTACAGTAACAGCAAGCGGCAATGTAATAATAAGCGGTGATTTAACTGTTAGTGGCACAACAACAACACTTAACACTAGTGAATTAGCTGTAGAAGATATTAATATTACAGTAGCAAATGGCGCTGCTGATGCAGCAGCGGCAAACGGTGCAGGATTAACAGTAGATGGTGCAAGTGCAACATTAACATATACAAACGCAGACGATCGTTGGAATCTAAACAAAGACTTAAATGTTGCTAATGTATACGGTGATCTAACAGGTGACGTTACTGGGACAGTAAGTGATATAAGCAATCATAGTACAACTGACCTAAGTGAAGGTACAAACTTATATTATACAGATGTAAGAGTACGTGCAGCAGTAAGTGCAGATGGTGACTTAGCATTTGATGACAGCACTGGTGTGTTTAGTGTTACAACATATAAAACTGCTGACTTTACAACTGACTTAGCAGCAGCGAGCGTTGATGGAATAAGTGACGTTGATATATCTAATATCAAACCAGGACAATACTTACGCTATGGCGGATCATTTGGTGACACTTCTTATGCAGATACTTTAATTTTAATTCCTGCTAACGGTTCTGAAGATGCTACTACATTCTTAGATGAAAGTACAATAAGCGGTGCAATCACTGCAAATGGCGATGCAAAAATTACACAAACTGTTAAAAAGTTCGGTACCGGTAGTTATTTAGGAAACGGTACTAATTCATATTTAAGTGCAACACGTACAGCAATTGGTAGCGGTGACTTTACTATTGATTTTTGGATATATCATGACAGTAGTGTTTCAGGATATATTTATTCGGCAGATGATGCAACAGTATTTCAAATTAGTAGTTCTTTAGGTGTTACTGATAGCACAGGAAACATTTTAACTGCTACGTCATTAACACCAAACACTTGGTATTATGTAAGTTTTACTAGAACTAGCGGAACACTTTATAGACATATAAACGGTACGCTAAGTGCAAGTGCAGCTTATACAAGAGACTTAACTGCTACTGATTGGAACATAGGCGGTAATCCAGCTAGTGCTAACGGGTCAGAAGGTTATGTAAACGGTAATATTGATGACTTTAGAATTACTACATCTGCACGTTACGGCAGTGGAAACTTTGTAACACCAGAAAGAGCAGCATATACATTTGCAGGTTCAATAGGCACAGCATTTGAAAATGTTACACCAGAAATTAACGACTTAGTTGATATTGACACAACGGGCGTTCTAAACGGTGAAACATTAATTTATGATTCAGCATCTGATACATTTAAACCTGGCACTTCTATATCAATTGCAAGTGTAACTAATGACTTATTAGTTGACGGTACACTTACTATAAATGGTACAATATTTGGTTCAAATACTATTGAATTAGATGACATTACAATTAGCGGAAATCAAATTAGAACAACTGCTTCTAACGCAGATTTAGAATTAAGTGTTGCAGGTACAGGTGCAATTGAATTACTTGATAGCACAAATATTACAGGTGATGCTACAGTAAGCGGTACAATTGATATAGACGGACTAGCAACACTAGCTGAAGCAACCGTTGAAGATTTAACAATAAATCAAATTGTTGTGCCAGCAGCAGGTGGTAGATTAAGCGGAAGTTCAAACTTAACATATGACGGTACAACTTTTGTAGTCGGTGCAAATAAACTAACAGTAGCATCTGCAAGCGGAGACACAGCAATTGCAGGAACACTAGGTGTTACAGGAGAATCAACACTTGCTAGTGCAATAGTAAGCGATCTTACAGAAGGCCGTGTTATGTTTGTTGGTGCAAATGGTGCATTAGTTGATGCTGCTGGATTTACATTTGATGGCACAACACTCACTGTTCCACAAATGTCGTCAGCATCTGGATCTAGTTTTCCAAGTTTAGCTGTTGGAGATCTTACAGACAACCGTATTATTATTGCTGGTACTAATGGCGAATTAGAGGATAGCGCACAACTAACTTTTGACAGTTCATTGTTAACAGTAGATGCAGCAGCTACAATAACTGGCAATTTACAAGTTAATGGAAATGTAGACTTAGGACTTACAACTTCACAAACAATTACATTTGGCGGCAGAGTTGATAGTGATTTTGTTCCTAGTGCTACAAACACTTATGACTTAGGTACTGACGATTACCGTTGGAATGATCTTTACCTTAATGGAAGTTCAATTCACTTAGGAAATGCAACATTAAGTGTTAACGAAAATGGATTACAAGTATCTATGTTTGGCGACAGTGCATTAATGGATTTGTATAATGATACTACATATTCAAATAGAGTTGATGTTGGCGATATATTAATTGATACTAATGTAATACAAACAACTGTAAGTAATACTGATATTGAAATAAGAACAAACGGCAGCGGTAC